TGATGGAAAGCACTGTATTTTTAGGTTGGTAATTGCCGCTTTTATCTTCCTCAACACCGATTTTGATCCCAAACTCTATGCCCATCAGCTCCAAAAGATCGTTGATAGTTCGGCCCTCCATGGCACTTTGAGAGCGATCATTTGGGTGGATGTTCCTGGCGGATTCTAAGATAGAGCGGATCATGGTTCTGCCGTTCATGCCCCAGGTATCCTCACCCTTAGCGTTGCGTTTAGCCCCTTCAATGCCGATTAAATGGTAAACTTTGCGTTTTGCATAAGGCCCTTCCAAAATGGTTAGCTCGGTATTGAGATAGACAGAACCGGTGCGATCACTTTTGGTGAGCCACTGTCCTGGACCAAATCCACCGGGGCGTAAGGTCATGGTCACCTTAGCTAACGTTCCAGCTGGAATAAGAGCCAAATCATTTTGTGGCAAAGCGTTATTGAAATCTGTTGAAAATTCATATGTCATAGTGTTGGTGCTCCTTTGATATTGAGGGTTGCGCTAGACTCTCCGGTAAAGTCAGGGGTCGAAATCTGGTTCTTTGCCGGAGAGGTCTTAATTTTTTTGAGTAATTTACCAAGATGGGCTTCTTCCACCATCTCAAGCCTGCCGCTGCGATCTTTGGCTGGATATCCCCAAGGATTGAGCGTCTGGCAGACAAAAGCTCTTTTATCCGGCGCATCTTCCGCCTTCATGGCCACCATGCTGATGACTTCATCCAGTACGCCCGGTATTTCATTGGCTGTTTTGCTGCCCTCACATTGAGGTACCCAAAGGGGGCGATTAAAGTCATCCAAGCGCTGTTCTAAAATACCGACCAAAATCACATCTTTTTGCGGGATGTGCTGGAATTGGTTGAGCCAAGCCATCATCTCAGAAGCCAACAACCCATAAGCAGCTCTGGTGTCTGACTTGCCTGTTTTATCGGAAAAGCTTTCAGGTTGCGATTTAGCCCATGTCAGGCAAAGGCGTGAGGCAACCGTGATGCTATCGATGAAAATACATTTGTATTTTTCCATCGCTTTGGGATCGCCATAATGAGCGCAGACATACTCATAATGCTTTTGGCTATAGGCTTGATCTGGTCTTAGCGCTGGGTTAGGCCCACCGATAAGACAGGCAATATCACGTGCTTCATTCCAGGTGCGGATGCTAATGGCGTCACCCTGCCAGTCTTGAACTGCAAGTAAGCCGGCTTCTAAATCGATGCATAGGGTTGGTTCATCAAGCGTTGTAAGCAGCCGAGTTTTGCCGATGCCAAAGCCGCCAAAGATCACCATTTTGACGCCGGTTTGTTGTTTTAAGCGCTGATCGGCGCTGATAATTTTCATGCTCATTATTCGTTACCTCCATCGATAATTTGAAATTTGGGTTTGCCTAAATGGACACTGCGTGCCTCATCAAAGAATTTGCGAAGGTCATCAGACCAGCTCAGATATTTGCGCTCATCAATCGCATAGGTGGCTTTGACGTAATGCTTGCGTTCACCGGCGGGGATTTTGTCGATGATGGTTTCGAGTTTTTCTTGATCCCAAACCACTTTTTTAGGCATTTCGGCAACGATGGTGTAAGCGCCGTCATCAAAGCGAATGGTGCCCGTATCCCTGCCATCTAGCTTCAATTTGTCTTGAGCCGTTTGGTTGAATTTGAGATTCAGACCATCTTCTAACAGGGTTTTGCGCTTTTTAAGGCACTCAGCCATTTCAGTCAGCCTTTCCATCAGCGAGCGTAGATCTTCTGAAGAAAGCTGGCTGATTTCAGTAGGTTTGGCTTCATCTAGAAACGATAGGGGTATTAAATTTTGCATACAGTTCTCCTTGGTATGGTTGTTATATTCCGCATTGGGGAAAAAATTGTTCGCACCTTCTGATGTAAACAGACGTGGGAAAAAATATGGGCCGCATGAGCTCTAAGTCGCGGTAAATAGCGGCTCTTGAGCGCCCACTCATGTGCGATACTTCGGTGATGGTGAAGATTTTTAGCTGCTCACAAAGCGCTTGAAAGCTTTCAGGTAATTGATCAATCGCCTTACTCACATCAATGCGGATGCTGATCTCATCTTCAAAACAATGATCATCAGCCAAATAATCCATGAGGGTTTGACCGCTCTCATCTTCTTGATCCAAAGATAGGGTTTGGGTTTTGCCACCCCGTTTGATGCACATGTGTTTGTGAATCAAATTGTTGCTGCGACGGGTCAGAAGTTTATCGACGAAAGTTGCAAGACTACTTTTTGAGCGGTCGAACTTGGATAAAGCCGGCCAAATCTCAAGCAGCAAGTCTTGTTCAATGTCTTCGATTTCCTGGGATTCAAAGCATTTCATTTGCTTTAAACGCCAGGCATGGTACTTAAGTTGTTTTACGATCTCAGGCTCTAAACCTGAGTAGTTATTACGTGATCTCATATGAAGCCTCCTTGATTAGTTCATGCTTCAAGGATGCGATTTTTGGCGGTTTTTCTGACCGGACGCGCCTAAATCAAATAAGACTTCGGGCACTGTAAAGGCCTGTAAATAAGCCCACTCAAAAACAAAGAATCAGACTTCTAGAAAATTAAATAAGACTATCCGGATGAGATGTTGGAATGGGATCATCTGAAGGTGTAATTTTCAGAACACCCACCATGTGAGATTGGTGCTATGAACTTTGAATGACAGGTGCTTTTAAGAGTGTTTGCCATATGGCATTGGCAATATGAGTTCTAAATGAGGGATGATTTTTGTAAATCTAGACCCAGATTTTGTAAATCTAGAATCTGCAGAAATCTAGAAATCCAGGTAAATCAAGGGTTTGAGGGCTGTTTCTAGATTTACAAGAAATCTAGACGTCATTCTAGGAAATCTAGCGCAAACCCCTGATTTTACTAGGGTTACAGAAGATTTCTAGATTCGGGAGAAACTCCCTATATATAAATATATAGGGTAAGTGACCCTGACGGGCACTTGCCCCGATATTTATAAAAGGTATTTCGCGCGCGTAAAAGTTCCCCTTCTAATTTCATATTTTTGCGAACACAACTCCAAACAAAGCTGAACATAAACACCAGAAAATAAATTTGCGCATAACGTTTCTTGGATGGTGAATATGAAAAACATCTTAGCTTTAGATTTAGGAACACAAACCGGATGGGCTTTGCTGAGTGATGGACGTGTCTTCAGTGGAAGCGAGAGCTTTCATACATCGCGCTTTAGTGGGGGTGGTATGCGTTTCTTACGCTTTCGACATTTTTTGGATTCCCTCAAAGAAAAAGCGGACATCAAGGCTGTGTATTTTGAAGAAGTACGTAGGCATTTAGGTGTTGATGCAGCGCATACATACGGCGGTTTTTTAGCGCATTTGACGGCTTGGTGCGAGGACCAGACAATTCCCTATCAAGGGGTTAGTGTGGGAACCATCAAACGTCATGCCACCGGCAAAGGTAATGCCAGCAAAGATGAAATTATCGCAGCCGTTAAGGCCAAAGGATTTAATCCGGTGGATGATAATGAGGCTGATAGCTTAGCGTTACTGCTGTGGGCACAAGATAACATGGGAGCCAAACAATGAACGGCAAACGATTACTGGAACAATCCATTTCAACCATTGAGGAACGGCAAAAAACTTACGGCTCACCCAAAGAAAACTTTGAGCATATCGCCAAACGCTGGTCACTGCTCTTGGGCACAACCATTACGCCCGCTCAAGTCGGCTTGATGATGCTGGATTTAAAGATTGCACGATTACAGAAGAATCCTGGCCATTACGATAGCTTGATAGACGTTGCAGGATATGCTGCGTGCTTGAGTGAACTCAAATGAAATATTTTTTCTTTAGTCGGACACATTCATGCAGAACACTGAATATAACATCCATCAGCAATACCAAAGGTCCCCGGCGATGAAAAAAATATTTTCACTTTTGCGGACAGATCATGTGGCGTTGCTGAATATAACTACCATACCCAAACGAGCGAAGTTCCTCAAAGGGTGGCTGAAGCGAGCTTATGCATAAACTTTAATAGGAGAAAATCTATGAAACCAGGCATTAAAACCACAGAATTTTGGGCAACCTTAATCGGCAGCATCGCTGTTGCAGGGGCATCAGAATTGGGGCTAAACCTCAATGAAGCATCGGTAGCCAGCATTGCAGCGATGGTCATTACCTACGTTGTAGGGCGCGTGATGAATAAAAACACGCAAGCCAAAATTGATCAGAAGTCTTGAAACGTGATGCCGCTTTGGATATCAGCACTACTGCAAGCTTTGCGCGATCTGATACAGCAGTTTTTAGCCTATATGCTGGGCAAAGAGCAGCTCAGACGCAAGCAAGCAGAAGAAAATTTAAAGCTTCAAGAATCTTATGAAAAATTGGATGAACAAAATAAATCTTATCATGATCGGGGTAAGTCTGGTCTGCTTGAGCGGCTGCGCAAATCTCGGGAGAGTGCCGACAAGTAATTGCCCGACCGCACCCCATTACACTGCGCAAGAATGGCAAAAAATCGAGGAATCAGTTGCTGAATTGCCTGAGCAAAGCCCCCTGATTCCGGTGTTACAGGATTACATGGACCTGCTTGATAAGCTAAAAATTGCAAATCAAGGCGAATAAGGTTATCAGGGCCTACGCATGAAAAAAGATGAAGAGCTTTTTTGAGTTTTGAATTATTGTATAATTTCATTAACCGATGAGAAAATACAATGAAAGAAACACTTAGCGCCTACGTTGCAGATTTGGAAGATCCGCGATCATGCCGCAATCAGCGCCATCCTTTAATTACATTAATAGGCACCAGCTTGCTCTCCTGCTTGTGCGGTATAGATAGCTTTAGCGGGATACAAGATTTCGTGGAGATGCACATGGATGAA